GACTTACTTACAGGTGCTACAGGTATTCGTACATCTAATATACCTGCAATATCAAAAGAAGTCATGGAGATGAAAGGTACGAACAGAGAAGCTCGAGCATCCGTTCTTAATGGTGCTGGGAGAGAAAATCCACAAGATGCTCCTCCTCAATTTAAAAAAATGCAATTTCCAACAGATTGGAGAACTGAAAACAACGAGTCTGGCAATCTACAGAACTATATTCATTTTCGTTCTTTAAAAAGAAAAAATACAGAAGCAGGAGAAGTTAATTATGATATCTTCTTATATGTACCTACTGATATGACAGATGCTGTATCAGTATCTTATGCAGAAGGTGAAAAAAGTATAGCAGATGCCGTTGTTAGTAAAATGTTCGGTGGTGCTGGAGGTATTGCTGACATGAGTGAAATAAAACAAATAATGTTGGACAATGTCGATGCAGGTAAAATACTAAAAGCTGCAGCAGGTAAAACAGTCAATCCTATGAAGTTCCAGATGTTCTCAGGTGTTGACATGAGAACTTATTCATACTCATTTGAATTATATCCTGAAACACAATCTGATTCTGAAGTCATTAGAGAAATTGCATACGCATTTAAAAAATCAGCACTGCCAGGAACAACAGGTGCTAATAAAAGAATATACACATTTCCAAATGAATGGGCAATTAGATATCACGGACCCATGAAAAATTGGATAGATTATCCTATGGTATCAGTATTAACAGGAGTTGATGTAAATTATGGTTTGAATGGTTCTCAAAGAATGATAGACGGCGCACCTTCAGGTGTAGGTATATCTTTATCATTTTCTGAAGTAGTAACATTAGATAGAGACAAATTTGATTCAAGAGTTGCGGCATTTACTAATAAAACAGGTACTGCTAGAGAACAAACTCAAGAAGGTGGTTCTGATAAAGATATTCAAGGTATTGCAGCTAGTGCTGTAGATGATGCATCACAAGCAGAAGCAATTACTGCGGCAGCAAGAGCGGCAGAAGCAAAAGCTGCGGAGGATAATACATAATGTCACAAGGATTTTTTAAACACATACCAAATATTAACTATGATTTCAAGAGTGACGGAAAGTTATACAAAGCTAAAGATTTATTTCGTAAAGTATCCGTGTGGAGTTATTTACAAGAAGGTATATCAGGATATAATTATTACAGAATAACAGACGGTGAAAGACCTGATGCAACAGCATCTAAGATATATGGTGACGGAACATTGTATTGGACTTTCTTTTTAGTTAATGAGAATCTTCAAGACTTCAACGATTGGCCAAAGTCTCAAGTAACTTTTAATAAATTTATTGATAGAAAGTATTCAGGTATAGTATTATCAGCATCGTCATCTACAGACATAGTTTCATTTAATCATGATACTCTTGTATCTAGTAAGTTTCAATTAGGAGAGACAGTAACACAGGCAACTTCAGGTGCTTCAGGTATTGTAACTGATGTCAATCCAACACATAATAGAATAACATTAAATAGTGTATCAGGTATATTTACTAATAGTACTGTAGTAGGTTCTGATTCATTAAAATCATTTACAGTAACTTCTGTATTGACTGAACAAGATGCAGCTCATCATTATAAAACTTCAAATGGATTTCAAACAACAGTTGCAACAGATAATACAGCAGTATCTAATGTACAGTATGAAAGAGATGTTAATGAAGAAAAGTTTTTAATAAGATATATTGAACCACAGTATATAGGTAAAGTTATAAAAGAATTTAGTGAATTAGTAAGAGATTAATTATGGCAGTAAGTGTAGACAGTTCTAACCCTAGTAGTTATGAATTAGAAGTATTAACATTAGTAAATAATGAAGGTGACGGATTTGATATTCGTAGTCTTATGTTAACATGTAATATTTATGAATCAATTAAAAGAAACTTCTTGTTAGGTGAAATGGTTATAGCTGATTCAATATCATTCTTAGAAAACGGAAAACTATTCGGTCAAGAATCATTAAGAATAAGATTCAGACAACCTACTGGTATTAAGAGTACATCTACACATGATGATGATACTATAGATCAAATATTTAGAATATATAAAATAGATAATGTAAGTCGAGTTGATGCTAGTTCTCAAGTAATGAGAATAAGTTTTTGTTCTCCAGAACTAATAAAGTCAAAAAGAAAAAGAATAAGTCAAGCGTTAAGAGGTTCTATGACTGATTTAGCCGCACATCTTGCTGAACAACATTTAGGAATAGTTAATGATCCTAAAGATTCTAAACTAGAACCATACTTTGAAGTACGAGAAAAATCTCAAGGTGATAATTATCATGTTGTCATACCTAACTGGACTGTTAATTATACCATAAATTGGTTATGTAAGCAAGCACAAGGTGTAGACGCAAACAGTGGTCTACAAGATTCATTCTTTTGGTATCAAACAGCTACAGGTGGATACAGATTACAATCATTAAAAAGTATGATGAGTGTTGACTACGCTGGTGGAAGACCATTTACTTTTTCAGAATCATCTGGTGGTGATAAAGATGAACCTTATGATAGCACAGATACCAAACTTGGTATGGGTAGAAGAATACTAGCTTACGCAATCAAACAACATGCAGATGTATTAACAGGAATTGTTACAGGATTATTTGCATCTAAACAAACAACTATTGATAACACATATAAATTCTATACTGAAAAGACATACAGTTTCCTAGAAAAACATTTTGGTGGTGAGGGTGATTCTATTGACCCACACGCATTTGTTCGTACACAAAAAGAAACATTATATATTGGTTCTGCTGCTGATGAAGGAGATGTTAGTATTATGGGGTCAGAAGAAGGTAAAGCTATTAGTGATTACTCAGACAGTATGCACATGTTAACAAGTGATTCATCTTTTGTTAATGATTCAAAAGATAAAATTCATCAAGCAGATCATTTCACACATTTAGGTTCAAATCAATTTAGAAATGCTGCAGAACAATTATTGAATTATCATACACTTAATGTTGTCTTATCTGCTCGAACAGATATATCTGTAGGTCAAGTAATCAATCTTGATATACCTTCAGTAAGACCTGGTGAACGAGAAGTTCAACCTAAGTTCTATAATGGTAGACATTTAATTACAGAAATTATGTGGTCGTTAACACCTAAAGAATGTACAACTAATATTAAATGTATTAAAGATTCGGTTCTCAATAATATTGAGACAACCGAGATTGAGTATGGAGACACAGTTAAATGATGTATCAGGGTAGAGAGGGATTCACTTGGTTTACAGGTGTTGTTGAAGATAGAAATGATCCTTTGTTTTTAAACAGAGTTCGTGTTAGAATACATGGCGCTCATTCACATGATAAACAATTAATAGCAACACCAGATTTACCTTGGTCTGATGTAATGATGCCTACAACTTCACCGTCACTCTCAGGATTAGGAACTTCGACACACGGACTTGTTGAGGGGTCTTCAGTAATGGGGTTCTATCGAGATGATGCAAACATGCAAGCACCTGTAGTTATCGGGTCATTTATTGGGGTACCACAATCCTTTCATAGAATAGACGAAAGTATAGATGATAAAGGTACAAGAAGTTTTACTAAAATAGAAAGAACAACTTTAGAAGGATTCAATGATCCAAGATTAGAATCTGATTCATCATATAAAGGTACACCAGACGGACCTTCACCTAAACATATCGTCAGAGGTTATGGATTGACTCTAGCGCTCGACAAGTCACCTAGACGCGACGGAAAGACTAAAGGTGATACTTACCCTAAGATAGATTACTTAGGTACCTCTGATGTCAATGTGTTAGCTAGAGATTATGACGATAAAACATATCCTATTATTGAAACTGTTACTGGTGAACCAAAACGAGGTTATGTTGATCCTATATATCCTTTCAATCATGTTCATGAAACTGAATCAGGTCATGTATTAGAATTAGATGATACACCAGACAAAGAAAGAATACATTTATACCATAGAAAGGGTACGAGAGTTGAGATAGACAAAGACGGAAACTATATAGAGAAGGTAGTTAAAAACAAATACTCAGTTATATTAGGAGATGACTATGTTGTTGTGAGTGGTGGAGTTACTGTAAAGATAGATGGTGATCTTAATATGGAAGTTGGTGGAGAGACTAATCTTACATCAAAAGGTAATATTAATATGATAGCACCGAAGATAAATCTGAATTCAGGTCGTTCACCTAAAAACTCTGTAAGTAGTATTTTAGATGACATTGATGATCCTCTTGAAAAAGCTAAAGAGACTTTATCAAATATCACTAGTGCTGTTACTGGAGCCATTAGTACAGTAACGAACTATCTTACAGGTGATTAATAATGGTTGATACAACTTTCAAAGTAACACCTATAACGATACCTCCTCTTGAGTGTCCTAAAGTTATTCTACCAACAAAAGGTAATCTTGTCAATATGTTTAGTCAGTTGGCTAATCTCCCCTCTCAGTTGATTGCAGCTGGACAAACAGAAGTTGCTGAAAAAATTCAAGATATATTAGATGAAGTCAGAGAGATATTATCTATATACGACCCAAAGTTTAAATCATTATCAATACCCGAAATAGAATGGGAGATAATGATTACAAGACTAACTCAAGATTATCCTATGTATGTTCAACAAAAGATACTAGAATTAATTAGTAAACTAGTCCCTGTAAGTTTTGAGTTGACTATTCTAGGTATAGAGATTGATATACTAAAAATATTTACATCAGAAGAAATAACTAAAGTTAAAACACAAATCGGTGAAGAACTTGATAAGTTTTATGATATGTTACCAGAGTCATATAAGTTCTGGGACGGAGAGTTTGGAATTGAAAATCCAGAACTTAAGGCTGAAGGAATATGGTCATACATTCGTAGTAAGATTAATGGTGGTATGACAGGATTATTGGCTGATGCATTTACAGCATTGATTAAATTGTTCAAAGAAATATGGGATACTCTAGGGTTACCAGATATACCACTTCCTCTAGTTGACTTAGATGTAGAATCAATATTACAAAAAATAACTGATGCATGGAAAAAAAAGAAAGATGCTACTTACGGAGAGTTGATAGAGGAGTTAGAAAAAATTAATTTGGCAGGTTTTGATTTATTATCATTGATTGGTGGTGAGATTACAGAAAAAGTTGAGTCCGCTGAAGGAAAAATAGAACGATTGATGGAAGGAGCTAGAGACTTCGGTGTTAACTGGCCAAGATATCTTCTTACAAAATGGATGGAAAAAGTTACAGCATTTTTTGAAGCTATTGGATTGGGTTCTATAGTAGAGTTTATAACATTTACATTTTGTGACTTCTTAAATATCTTAGGATTTCCTAAGACAATCGATTTAAGTTTTTCAAAAGATATAACAGTAGGTGAGGCAAGTACAGCTGTACTTCCGACATAAATAACTATATGGCACAATTTAATAGTAAGAACCAAAGTTCGAGAGTATCACGAAGGTGGTTTACTGATATCGATATCAATATGACTTTACACCCTCAAAGTGGTGACTTGACTCTTAAATATGATATAAATGCTGTTAAGAGAAGTGTTAAGAATCTCTTACAAACAAATTTATATGAAAGACCATTTAAACCAAGTTTGGGTATTAATTTAAGAGGTATGTTGTTTGAGTTAAGTACAACTACTACAGACCAAGTTGTCTTAGAACAAGACATAATTAGTCTAATAAATAACTATGAACCAAGAGCAAATGTAACTGATGTCATAGCAAATCAATCTGGTAATAGTATAGACATAACAATGTTCTTTACTATATCAAATAGTCCTTTACCACAACAATTAGACATAGCATTACAGAGAGTACGATAATGGCAACAATAAACAGTTCAAATATTAACATAACAGACTTAGACTTTGATGATGTATCAACGAGTTTAAAAGAATATCTTAAAGGTCAGAGTACACTTAAAGATTATGATTTTGAAGGTTCTAACTTATCTATACTTGTAGATTTACTAGCATACTCAGCTCATACATCAGCATTCAACGCAAACATGGTTGCGTCAGAGATGTTCTTAGACACAGCACAGATAAGAAAGAATGTTGTATCAAGAGCAAAAGAATTAGGTTACACACCTTCATCAAGAACCGCTGCTAAAGCTACTTTTGATTTAACAGTCAACAATCCTACAGTTGGTGGACAGACACCTTCAAGTTTAACAATTAATAGAGGTCATGAATTCACAACAGTATTTGACGGTTCATCATTTACATTCATCTCTTTAGAAAACAAAACAATAACACCTACAACAGGTACTTTTGTATTTAATGATTTAACTATTAATCAAGGCAAACTAACTTCAGATATATATCGATATAGTAGTCAAGTATCTAATCAAAGATTTCCTATGTTGAATACTAACATAGATACATCAACAATAAATATTAATGTAACTTCAAATAACATAGTTACATCATGGACTAAAGCAGGTGATTTAACAGGTATTAAATCATCATCAAAAGTTTACTATCTTCAAGAGAATGACGAAGGTCTATTTGAAGTATACTTTGGTGACGGTGTAATCGGAGCATCTCCAAAAGACGGAGATGAAATCTCTATATCATATCTAGTAACAGATAACTTACATGCTAACGGAGCAAATGTGTTCAGTATGGCAACATCTATCAATGGTAATTCTGATGTTACATTTACAAATACAATTAGTGCGTCAGCAGGTAAAGACATTGAGACAACAGATCAGATTAAATTCTCAGCATCCAAATTCTATACTTCACAAAACAGATTAGTTACAGTACAAGATTACAAAGCTAAATTACAAGAACTATATCCTGGTGCAGATTCGATTGCAGTATGGGGTGGTGAAGATAACACACCTCCAGCGTATGGTAAAGTTTATGTAGCTTTAAAACCTTCTCAATTTTCAAACAATTTAACAACTGCAGAAAAGAATGGATTGAAAAAATCTCTATCTGCTCTAAGTGTCTTAACAGTAAGACCTGAAATTATTGATGCAGAAATATTACAAATATTATTATCAACATCTTTCAAATATGATCCAACTAAAACATCTCAAACAAAATCTGCATTAGAGACATTAGTAAGAGCATCTATTTTGTCTTATGACAATTCAGAACTCTCAGGGTTCGATACATTGTTTAGACATTCACAATTAACAAGTAAGATAGACGGAACTGAAACTTCGTTACTATCTAATATCACAAATGTTAAACTAAGAAAAAATAAAATAGCAACCATAGACGGTAGAGCTAGTTCTCTTACTTTAGATTTTGGTAACAGTTTATATAATCCACATTCAGGACATAATAGTATGGGTGGTGGAGTTATAACATCTACAGGATTCTTTATCTCTGGAGATGTAAATAATTATTTCTTTGATGATGACGGTACAGGTAATATTAGAAGATATTACTTGGACGGTTCAACAAGAGTGTATTCTGATAATGCAGCAGGTACAATAATATATTCAACAGGTGTAGTTAGTATTAATTCGTTGACTTATAGTTCAACATCTAATACAGATTCATCTATAGATTTCACAACAATTCCTAGTTCAAATGATGTAATATCAACTAAGAATCAGTTGTTGGATATCACTGCTTCTGAAATTTCTGTAACAGGAGTTGCAGATACAGTTGCGAGTGGTGAAACGAGTGCTGGAGTGGGTTATACGACCTCATCTAGTTATTCTTCATAATGATCTATGTATATGCATAGAGTAAAATTCCCTAGTAATAGGGTTCAAATAATGCTAATAAGAGGAAACTAAAAATGGCAGATAAAAAAATAACCGCGCTTACGGATTTAAGCACAAGCGTAGCTGGTGAAGACCTTCTACATGTAATTGATGATCCTTCTGGAACTCCAGTAAACAAGAAACTTTCAGTATCGAATTTCTTGAACTACTTACCAGACTTCATCGCATTCGCCGAAGCTGAACAAGCTCTTACAGGTGATACTGTAACAGGTTCTGTTACAACTCCAATTACTAACCATACTGTATCAGCAGCTAATGACGATTTAGCGTTAGCAGCAGGTGTACCTGGTCAGTTGAAAATCATTTACCTAAAAGCTCTATCTAACTCTGGTACTTCCAGAATTACACCAGCTGCTTTTACAGGTGGAACAACAATTACTTTGAACGCCGTTGGTGATTCAGTATTTCTAATGTATTCAGGTACATTGTCTAGCTGGATAATCGTTGGTGGTAATTCATACGCAGTAGCGTAAGGTAATTATTAATCGATGCCTATTTTTCATGACAGAATAGCCGACCAAATCGAGGAACTTCTTCCTGAGTTTTATCAGGAGGACGGACCTCGGTTTGTTTCTTTTATTAAATCATATTTTGATTTTTTAGAGAAAGGGCAGTTATTCTATAAAGAAGGTGCAGACATTGATTACATTGGTTTAGAAGACGGTACAACAGCAGGAGAGGCCTTTAATGCTTCAAGTGAAAGAGGTAATCTTTTACAAGAGTCTGGTACTTATGCTCCGTCTTCTGTAACCTCTGCTAAATTTAATTATGAAATCGACATTGATTCTGGCGGCGCACAAAAGACATCTTTTGAAAAAGATGAATTCGTAGTAGGTTCTACTACAGGTGCTGTAGGAAGAATTGATGTTATAGGTACTAGTTCAAACCTTTATATTGAACAATTTTCAGAAACACAATTTGATATAGATGAAACTATAATCGGAAAGAAATCTGGAATGACTGCCAAAGTGGCTTCGTTTGTTGCTAGTCCATTACAAGCTGCAAACAACTTATTATCATATGCTGATGTAGACAAAACATCTGGAGACTTCTTAGAATATTTCAGACGAGACTTCATGCCATTTATTGACAGAGATGTTTTAGCCAATAAGAGACTACTACAAAAGCATGTACAAGAATTATATCTTTCGAAAGGTTCGAAAGAATCATACGAATTTTTATTTAGAATATTATATGGATTAGAAGCAGAGGTTACATTCCCAGGTGAAAATGTTTTAAAACCATCTGAATCAGAGTTCTCCGAACCAACTGTAATGAGATTGTTTAGTATAAGAAACTTAACACCATATAAGAACGGAACAGTAAATAAATTTGACTCAACAGGAAACATAATAGCATCTGCATATATCAATGATGCATCAGGAATGGGTGGAACAAATGATGCAACTAATGCATATGAGTTTGAACTAATATTACCCTATGTCGGTACATTCGAAGTAGGCGATGCTGTAACAGTATCAGATAGAGACGGATTACGAGTAGATTCATTAGCAACAGTTCGTGGTGTAATGACCGATATCTCTACAACTGAATCGAGTATATATCTAGGACAAGAAGACGGTAATGCAGGTGATATAGAAGACATATTGAGAGTAGAATCAGCTACAGCACAATACATACTAGAAGAAACAAACGGAAGTCATATATTATTTGAAGACGATACTGAAATGGTATTTGAACACGGTATTGGTGGTCAGTTCTTTCAAGCTCGAGCGATAGAAAGAGAAAACGGTCAAGGTATTATTCTATCAGAAGATTCAGTCTATGATGAAGACGGAATATTAATTACAGACTATGCTATCTTAGATGAGAATACAGATTTATTTGATGCTGACTCAACACAATCAGGTGGACCAGTTTCAAGAACAATGGCAGGTGGTCTTTATACAGAATCACTTTCAGCAGGTTCACTATTTAGTGAATCAGATACATTCAATTATAAAGCACCCGCTGGTTCTGATGCATCTCAATCACTCAATGTTATCGGTTCAATCGGTAGAGGTGGTGTAACAGATATAGTTATTGATGATGTCGGACAAGGGTATTCTACTCAGGATATGGTTGTTTTTGTTAACTCAGGAACAGATGGAAATCATGCTGAAGCTAATATAGGTGTAACCGACGGACAAATAGAATTAGAAACATCTACAATAGAAGGTGTTCATGAATTTACAGGTGACGGTAGTAAAACAGTATTCTCAGGTAGAGATAACGCTAATTTAAATATGGGATTTGACCCAAGAAAGGTACAAGTATTTATAGCGGGTACAGAGATAGTTAGAATAACAGGATTTACTACAGACCAAGCGGGTACAAAAATTACTTTTGCGACGGCTCCATCTAATGGTGCTAAGGTAGAAATACATGCATCAAATCGTGGTGTATTATTAGAAGACTCATTAAGAACAAACAAATTACAATACGGTGTCTTAGCTGAAACATTCGATATCATATCAAGTGAATCGGCAGGTGGTATTCGTAAGATAAGTATAACCAATGAAGGATTAAATTACAAGACTTTACCACAAGTATTTATGGGTGGATTTATCTATTACGATACATTATCATCTGGTACTAATTTCTCAGTCGGAGAAATCATTACTGAATCTGGTGGTAACGGAGCATCATCATCCAATATACAAATGATTGTTGTAGAACATGATACAGTCAAGAAAAGATTACTAGCCTATAAACGATCAACTGATACAAGTGGAGTTCCTAGTGGAACAATTACAGGAGGTACTTCTGGTACAGCGTTTACTTTAACTCAAACAAATATGACAGCAGGTAAAGGAGCTAAACTCTTTGCCTTTAGTGATACTATAGGTTCTATTAAGAAACTTAAAATGCAAGATGTTGGTCATGATTTTGATGAAGGTGGTATTGGTAATTATAAACAACATGCTATCATTAAAGATGCATCATCTACACCAGTCTCAAATACGACAGTTACAGCAGCATTAACAGGAGCTACAGGTAAAGTCAGAGTTATGAATGGTGATTTAAATATGTTGACATTGGAAAATGTTCGTGGTATATTTAATGACGGAGATTACTGTACAACAAGTGATAGTAAAAACTTTTTTATCGGAAAAACAAATCCATGTACTGCTAGAGGAAAGGTTGGTGGAACAGCTTTACTAGACGGTAACTATTTAGATGACAGAGGATTCCCTTCAGCAACTTCAATGAGAATCCATGACAGTTATCAGTATCAAGATTTCTCATACAAAATTAAAGTCGGTAAGAGTATTAATGATTACAGAAGTTTAATCAAATCATTATTATCTCCTGCAGGAACAATTTTCTTCGGTGAAGTATCAATCAGAAATCAGATTGATGGTTCAGCTGAAATATATAATGAGAACTTTGACGGCACTAAAACAGCACGATCATTTATACCTACATTGATTATCGGTTCGAAGATAGATACAGCAGATATACAACTAGAAGACGGAACATATTCAGGTGAAGATAATGTATTTAGTTCATTCGAAGGTAGAATACAATTAGAAACAGAAGAAGGTATATTGACTACAGAAAGATTCTTGTCAATAAGTGCTGATACAGTTAAAGATCAATCATCAGGTCAACCATATGTTATTGGTACAGAAACAGTCGAAGAAACAGATAGAGATTTCTTTAGAAGACAACTAACAGCTGAAGTATCACCTAAAGGTCATAAAGTAACTAAAGAATTAGATATTAGTCCTCATTACAATCAACATAAGATATTTTATTCTACATTAAATGCTACATTAGCTGTAGGCACAAAAGTCAGAGGTACAACATCTAACGCGTTAGGTATTGTCATGGAACACAATACAACAGATAAGTATGTACTTGTACATAGAGCTATCTCAGACTACGGTCAAGCGGGTTCACAGTTCGTAGGTGACGAGATAATTAAAAATACAGCTCAGACTACCACATACTTTACAGCAACGAGTATAGAACTACATCATATACCAGAATTGTTTGTAACTAAAGAAGAACCTAGTACAATAACACCAGATACAACAATCACATCAGCTAATCAGAAAATAAGTAATACTGTAGAAGGTGGTGGTGATGCATATGCACATGGTGATTACTTACCAGGATTCCAAGGTAGAGGTAGAATACTTACTGCGACAGATCCGAATGAAACTTACGATTCAGAAATGAGACAGAGAAAAGTAAACATTATCTCATCTCCATTATTTACACAATCAGTTACACAAAGAGGTAGAACATTCTCAGCTGGTGTGAAACAGATAAGAACATTAAACACACAATCATCAAGAACATTAGGTACTAATAATAAAGTAACTAATTTATCTGGTACTGCTTTAAGATTAGATTCAGTATTTAATACTACAGTAGCAGAAAATAAAAATGGTGTGAGCTTCGGTCATAGACCTGCTGGTCAGAAACTATTTGAAACAACTAGTTTTCAATCAGAAAGAATAATGACAGAAGCTGGTGACAACTTAATCTTCGAACCACAGAGTGGTAGAATATTAGGTGAAATAGAATTCGGACAAGGTGGTGTAATCATCAACGAAGACGGATCATATATATCTTATGAAGATAGAACAATAGTTGATGACGAATTAGTATTTGTATCAGAACAATCATCTCAAATTGAATCATTTAATCTAGTTGGAGAACTATCTTTACAAGGTGCTAGAATTGTTGATGAAGACGGTACATCACTTATATTAGAACAAGCATTGATGGCAGACCAAGTAGATGCAACAAGTCCTTCAGGTCCTTCTATTGGTGACTTGAAAGATATGATGTTTACTGAAAACTATAGTATAATGAAAAAAATACAACAACAAGGTAATACGGACGATATTCTGTTAGAGACAGGTGAGCATATGCTACAAGAATCTCCTTCAGAAGGTGTACGAATTAGTGATATAAGTACTTTATATCCAAACAAATTTGTAACAGGATTTTTAGATGAACCAGCAAGAAGAGCAAAATTAAGTTATTCAGCTGTAGTTCAGACAGGATAACTGATATAAATAACTATAACAAACAAATTAAATTAATTTAAAGGGTAATAACAATGGCAGCAATAATAACTGAAAAATTTCGTCTAAACAACGCGAAGCAGTTTATCGAAGATATAACACAGAGTTCCTCTGTAGCATATTCTTTTATCGGTAGAGGACACGCGTGGACAGACGAGGCATCACCGCCAACACCTGTAGACAGTCCAAATGATGAGTATGATGCTTATCGTAATATGGTGGCGTTGAAGAAGATTTCTACTTCAGATATTTCACACGCGATTGTTAGAAGGGATTGGACAACGGGAACAACTTATGACGAGTATCGTCACAACTATACATCATCTAGTACAGCAAATAGTGGAGCAACAACTTTGTGGTCCTCATTATTCTATGTAGTAACTGATGATTACAATGTATACAAGTGTTTAAATAATGACAACAATACAGCATCAACTGTAAAACCAGATCATACAACACTTACAACACCAACAGAATCAGACGGATATCAATGGAAATTCATGTATTCAATATCTGCTTCAGATGTAATTAAATATGTTACGAATGATTTCGTACCAGTCAAAACAATGGGAGCGCAATTAGCAGTAGCTGGTGGAGTAGACACAGGTTCTCAAGACGGAAGACTAGCTGATGCCGCATCAGACGATGGTTCAGCACAATGGGATGTTGAAAATGGAGCAGTAGACGGAGCTTTACAGAGAGTCAGAGTTTTAACAGCAGGTTCTGGTTACACAGCAAGTACAACAACAGCAAGTATCGCCATTCGTGGTGACGGTTCAAATGGTGTAGCAACAGTCGTAACAAACGGTTCAGGTGGTGTTTCAACAGTAACAATTACTACAGCAGGTTCAGGATATACAACAGCATTTATTGCAAACGAAGATATTCCTGGATTCGATAATGCTAACCAAGCAGCAAACGGAACTCTTAATTCATCAAACATAGAATTTGTTATTCAACCTAAGAACGGACATGGTGCTGACCCTGTAGAAGAACTTGGTGGTAACTATATCATTCTAAACTCAAGACTTGAGTATGCAGAAGGCGCTGGTGATTTTCCAACAGATAATGATTTCAGACAAATTGGTGTAGTAGTTAATCCTACAAACGCTGGTGGTAACACACTTTGTTCAGCAGTTACAAGAGCAGCTTATAAGAAAATGACTTTTGTATCTTCTGGTTTCGCAGCTCCTACAGTCGATACGATTATTCGTAACGCATCTACGGAAGTAGTCGGAACAGCAGTAGGTATCGTTGTATCAGTAGATACAACAAATAGAATTATTTCTTACTTGCCTTATCCAAATGAATCAGGTAATTTTGTAGCGTTTGCTAATGGTAATACTATATACTCAGCAACGAATACTAACCACGGTACATTGAATTCTTCTAGTGCTATAACAGCAGAAGAAGTTCAGAGACATTCAGGAGACATTATCTATTTAGAAAATAGACAAGCTGTTTCAAGAGCGTCAGACCAAATTGAAGATATTAAACTTATAGTAGAAATGTAAGGTAACATAAATGGCACAGAATACAGATTTAAATGTATCGCCTTATTATGACGATTATGACGAAACAAAGAATTTTCATAGAATTCTTTTTCGTCCGTCTAATGCGATACAAGCAAGAGAACTAACTCAACTACAGAGTATATTACAGAATCAAGTCGAAAGATTTGGTAATCATGTATTTGAGGAAGGATCACTTGTTATGGGTGGTACAATAACAGTAAATACTTTGTATGAAGCTGTTAAAGTTAATGCAGCTAATCCGAACGGTTCGGGTACAGCTACAGCAGAAACTTATAGAGTAGCATCTGTTGGAAAATATTTCCAAGGTCAAACTTCTGGTGTCGTTGGTAAAGTAATTAACTCAACTGCAGCAACATCAAGTGGTGATCCACTTACTTTGTATGTTACTTATGTTAAAGCTAATGCTGATTCATCTACAACAACTTATTCTAAATTCTTAGACAATGAAGAACTTCAAGAAGTTACTTTAAATGCAGCTGGTGCTTACGCCGATGCTTCTAATACTAATGAATTCAAAACTATTCTTCCTAGTGAAGTAGCTGGACATAGTTCCTCTACTTCAACAGGTTCTGCCGCAACAGTAAGAGGTGGAGTATTTTATACGAGAGGATTCTTTGTTCGTTGTGATGAACAAACTGTTCTTTTAGATAAATATTCAAACACACCTACATACAGAATAGGATTACAAGTTACAGAGAGTGCTGTATCATCAACAGACGATACATCATTATTAGATAATGCTTCGGGTTCTTCAAACGAGAATGCACCAGGTGCTAATAGATTAAAAATAGAACTAACATTAGTTGCTAAAGCTATTACAGGAATACAAGATGTTGATAATTTCATTG